CCCCACGTCACCAGCGTGCACGGGAGCGATGCGCTCTACAAGCTCATCGTCGACAATGTCCTCGCACCCGCGGTGGCTCACCAAGTCTCCCCCCTCAGGTGCGTGCCATGAGCAATCACGACCTGCAATTGGCCTGCGGCATCATCGCAGGCATGGGCTCGGCCCTGTACCTCACCGGCGAGTGGAAATCGCGCTGGGCCGTGGCCATCATCGCCGCCGCATGCGTGGTCGGATTCCTGGCCGTGGTATGCCAATGACCGCCCCAGCTGATCCCGCCGACCCCCCGAAGAGGGGGCGACCCATAGGGTCGGGAGAAGACCGCACCGACCGCGTCTCGCTGACAATGACCCACGTCGGAAAGGCGAGCCTGCGCGCGGCGGCGCGGCGCGCAGGCATGTCGATGTCGGCGTGGGTAGAGCAGATGGCGCGGTGGGCGACGCGTCAGTCATGAGCACGCCACCGCGCCACGGCAATGGCGTCCCGGGTCGCGCGCGCGACTTCGAAATTCTCGGGGAGTGCCTCGTCGCCCGGCTCGTCGGGCGACGCCTCCACGAGCCGGATGCCCGCTGTCGAGGCGATGTGGATCAGGATGGCAGCGAGGAGCTGCCGCCGCCACTCCCCTGAGTAAGGGGAGACAATGGATGAGTCGGACTCGACGACCCAGCATACGCACAGCGGAGACTGGCCCGGCACAGTCAGCAGACTACCCTCGGAGACGACTTTCAGGGCCACGACTGCTCTGCTCCTGCTGTGGTGCCATGGGCACAAACTGGATGCGCACTCCCCAGGGGCCGCGCTCCTGGGCATAGACGTAGAATACCACAGCCCGGTGCCTGTCATCCACCCCCAGCCACCTGGCCACCTCGTCGCGCACTCCTTTGAGGGCGCCCTGGAGATTGTCGTCGTCCAGTCCATTGGAGGGGGCGATGCGCGTCAAGAGGCAGTTGCACGGCAGCACCGGCCTGGCGCGCTTGGCAATGAGCCAGGCAACATCCTCCCGCTCCTTGCGCACACGCCGCGCCCTCACCTGCCACGCCTCGCGCCCATTGAGCCCGCTACCAGTGCGGATCGGGATCGTGATGGCCGTCACGCCACGCCCCGGTGAGTCTCGCCGCGCCTGATCCTGCTCACCGTCTGCGGCGTGACCCCGTGGATCTGCGCAAGCGCTCGACCCGTCACCTCATCTGACGCGCTCCGGATCGCCATCACCACCTCGGGCGGCGTCGGAATGATCCCACGCGCAGCCATTGCCAAAAGCTGATTGGCCCGGTTGGGCGTGGGGTCGCGCCCCTTGAGGCGGCCGCTCGCACTTATGATCCGCCCAAACTCCACCTTGGTCGCCGCCCGAATGTGGACCGGATTGACGCAGTCTCTCACCCAGCAGCACCTGTAGGCCACTCGCCCCCTCATCCGCTCCTGATGCGTGATGTAGTAAACAGCTCGCGGTCCGCTGGTCGTGTGCTTTTCTTTGGCGTCGTAGTCGTAGGTGTGCATGTACGGGATACCCGCGACTACGGCACCCTGCCAATGCCAGCACAGATCGCTCGGGCTGCGCTTGCTGAGCCGGCGCAGATCATCAATGGTCAGGATGCTCATGAGTACTCCTGCGCCGCGCCATCGAGCACGTACGGCTCGATGGGCGACATGCGGCTGTTCGTGAATCGGTAAGACGACTCGTCCCACCACAATTTCAATTTTCCCTCGAAAGCCCCGTTGCGCTGCTTGTCCACGCACAGCACCGCGTCGGGCTGCTCCAGCCATTTTTCATCCGTCATGGCCCCGTACTGCTCAATCACCGCCTTCTTCTCGCGATTGGCCCACACCATGATGACGTTGTGCACCTGGTCGGATATCGCCGACGACCCGCGAATCTCGTATTTGGCCGGCAGCTTGGACTCGTCGCCCTGAGGTTTTCGAGCATGCGCGACGAGGTGCAAGTGCATTTCCGTCTCCTGCGCCACCCGCACCAGGTCGGTGACGAGCTGCTTTTGCTCGTCGAGCGACTCCTCGGAATTGCACACCATCATCATCGAGTCAATGACCACATGCGTCCCTCGCAGCTGGTCCGCGAAGTGCCTCAGTACCGCCAGGCACTTCGCGGGCGACAAGCGCCCAAGATGGTCGAACAGCCACAGCCGACCATCCGACCACTGGGTGAATACCTCGCGCCACCGGCGATTCGGCGCATTTGCTCCCCACGCCTGTCGCATCATCCGCGCCAGCGTCACCACCGGCAGCATCTCCATCGACAGGACCAGGCACCGCTCCCCCTGCTGACACAGATCGAGCACCATCTGCCCCACCACCAGGCTCTTGCGGTGGCCGTTGTACCCCGCCCATACCGTCACCTCCGCCGGCCGGAAGTCGATGCACCCCCCCAATTTCGTCGACGACATCCTCGGCCGTCTGGCGTCCCAGGGCCGCTGCTCGAACTGCTGATCCAGCTGGTCCAAATAGGCACTCGCCGGCATCACCTTGGCCGACACCTCAGTCAAGCGCTCGTACGCCGCCCAATCGATGTCGTCCGGCTCGATCATGTGAGCCATGTCTTCACCCCCTCATCGAGCGTGCCATTGCTGTCGAGGACGAAATCCTGCCGCATGGTCCTACCAATGAGCCGACAGCTGGAGGCAATCACATGCCTGGCTTTGTGCCTGATGGCCGCCTCGTAGACCGCCCTCACGCGCCCCTCATCGCCACCGAAGATGACCACTTCACAGCCCACCAGAATCCTCAAGTCCAGCGTCCCCGGATTGTCCCCCGACTCGATGAACAAATTTTCGCCCCGGTACCACCTCGCCTCGTCCGACATCCCCCTCGGACACCTCTCCGTGTGCACCACCACGAATCCGCTTGGCCTGAGCCCCTTCCGCCTCAAATTCAATAGCCAATCGTGATTACGCATCGGGAATGCTCCTAAAACAAGCCAGGAAGGCCGTGGTTGATCTTTTTTGCATGGGTTGATGGGTGTGTAGCCAAAAGAGTTTTGAACTCGAAATTCAGCTTTTGAGACTGTCGAGTCATCGCGCCCCCCGGAATCTCTCATCCGTGGCGACTTGGTTCACCTCGTCCTGCCACCGCCCCTGGTTGAGCCAGGTCGCCGGATGGGGGATGTACTGCCCGCCATCCCTGCGCCACTGCTCCGCCGACCTCTGCGCTTCGATGGCCGCGAGCATCGCCGCGAGCAGCGCAGCGTCCGGCTTGCGCTTGGCGAACGCCTTCGCCGCCGCGTCCTTCCCGACCTTCCGGGGGTAGGCCGACCAGAACTCGCCGAAGCCCTCCACGGCCGTCTTCGGCTCAGCCGAAGATGAAGGTGTTGTTGCATCTGCATCTGCATCTGCATCTGCATGGGTTGACCTGTTGAATTCCGGAGACATTTGTTGACTGGTGTTGACAAGCATCGTCTGGCGCTCCCGACTGCGCTGTTTCGCGACGCGCAGGTACTCCCTGCGATCCTCGGCGTTGCGCATGTTGCGGTACTTGGCGTAATTGACGATCTGCCATCCCCAATCTCGATGGACATCGAGATAGACGATCCTGCGGCCCTCCTCGCCCTCTGTCCTGCTGCCGGCGTCAGGGCGCATCAGCTCCCGGATGCCCACCGTGATGATGTCGATCGGTATGCTGGTGCGCCTCGATATCGCGATTGCCGTCATATCGACCACGCCGTCCCTGTTGGCCAAGACGATCATCTGCTGGAAGGTCACCAGCGCCTCCCACGGTCCCTTCGACGCCAGTGTCCCATCGTACATCGATTCGAAAATCTTGCCGTACATGATGATTTGACCTTGTTGAAGATTGTTGACTATTGTTGACGGTCAATCATGAACTCATTGCTGGTCAGCGTCAACCGACCACACAGCGTCCCGCTGGCAATCACCTCCCAGCCTGGGAGGTCGAGGATGTCGGTCATCCCCGGATTGTCGGGGAGCACTCAGTCCCCGCAGAAACAGCCGATGATTTCGTCCTCGTACCCCCACATGTCGGCCTGGTCGAGCGCGTTCTGGCGCATCTGGGCGTAGCTGGGCCGGTTCTTGGCGAAGGTCGCCCCCACCCGCTCCTCTGCACGCGCCCACCAGACCGCCTTCTCGGGTCTCTTCCGGATGCTGCTCATGAGCTGCGAAATCCCCTTGTTGAAGCACAGGTCGCAATTGCCGTCCTCGGCCCGCAGGTCGAACGGCTGCTTCTTCCACCAGTCCTTGACGAACTGCTTCGTGACGCCGGTCATCGCCAGCGGCTTGTGCAGGTGCGGCATCTTGGCGATTCGGGCCGGCTCGTCGGCCCTGATGCCCACCAGCATGTCGAACTCGCCATAGCCCTGGTTGCGAAACCAGGCATTGATGGGCTTGATTTTCAGTTCCGACGTGCAGAACCGCATCACCGCATTTGGCAGGAACTTCTTCTTGGCGATGAGGGCGTCGAACGGCTCGCCGTAGCGGCTGGCCGTGTCGAAGTTAACCTCCAGGAAGCCGCTGGGGTGGTCTCGGTACTCCAGCCACGTCACCGGAACATCCCAGTTCCGGCTGATGTCCTGGACGAACGCGAGCGTCAGCCAGTCCTCCTTGCCCGTGTTCGCGAACGCCACCTTGGCATCCGGAGGCAGCTTACCGCCGTGCGCCTGGAGCACCTGATAGAGCAAGTAACCACTGCTCCGGCCGCCGCTCAAGCTGATGCACGCTGGGCCGTCGATTCTGAAGGGGTTGGTCATGGCTATCACCAGAAACCCCGCATCACCGATATCGCCGACACGAGCTGGGTCAAGCTGCTACGCGGGTTCCTTGCGATCACCAGCGATACCCGGCAGGCATCCCTCCATTCCATTACGAGAACCAATGATCCATTCACCACCCGGGGCGGGATTTTTGTGATGAGTGGACCAAGCTCGAACAGCGCCACAGCCTTTTCCTCGGCCAACTGAGCATTTAAGCCTCGGGGTCTTTTCTCCCTCTCGGAGTCTACGATTCGCACCGTCATTTCACACCTTCCTTTTTCGCCATGCGCGCCAGCGCCGCCACCACCCTATCGGCGATGCGCGGCGGCAGCTGGTTGGGCCACTTTCTGACCGCCTGTAGCGTGATCCCGACGGCTCGCGCCGCTTCCAGGGCCGTACCGCCCAAACGCTTGATTGCCTCGTGCTTGTCCATGCTGCCAGTGAACCACAGTTCAACTTTTTTTGCAAAGTTGCTTGCATCGGCGGATGAACCATGGTTTACTTCGTTCATGCGCTGACCTCTTCGGCGCGGGAGAGCAGGATGACCAGCAACTCGGGTTTCAGCTTCAAGACCTACGCCCCTTTGTCCGGGGCGCTCCTGGCCACTGGCCACAAGGCGCATCACGCCCACGCAATGGCGCTGTCGGCGGTGCGGATGGAAATGGCCCGCGCCGTCCCCGACTACGACGGCATGGACGACACTTCGGAGTTCGGGGTGACGCACCACGCCCAAGACTCGATGACCAGCGACTTATTCGATGACAAGCTCCGCGCGCTCACTGCCGGAATGAATGCGATCGCGCTGGATGACGTCAAGCACGAGATGCGGGAGGCGTGGCGGTGCGCTGTCGATAACCACAACGCGCTGTCAACGCCCATGCTGCCGTTTGTCACAAACGGGCTACTGTGCAAGGTGTCGGTGCGCGTCCTGATCGGCGAATTGATGGACACACATTGGGCGACCGAGCTTCTGACGGACGCGCTTCGCACCGGCAACACGATCCCGCTGCACACGCATTTGCGCACGATGTGGATCGACGCCAATGCGCAGCAATTGCTGGCCCTCGGTTGGGAGCGGTAATCATGACCATCCAAATGAATGTTCTAAAAGTCGCCAAGATGTACGTGATACACACCGACTTTCCCGTTCCAGAGTGTAGTGGGCACTTCAGGACCGTGGAATTAGTGATTGAAGGTGAGGATGGTGCCCGACTCGCCACCGTGTGCATGTACACCGGCCCGAATCAGATTGGTGTCGAGGACGCATTCATGGCCGCCCAAGTGGCGCAGTGCTACACGTCATCGCCGCCCTTGTCCGGTCACGAAGCGCATCCGAATATCCCCCGGCAGGACAGGACGATGAATCCCGGAGAACCGGGATGACTCGCGATATTCCCGAGTGGTCGCCGTCCGACAATGCCGAGCGCGCAAGGTGCCTACAATGGGTCGTTCTGGTGGATTTGCTTTGCATTGCGGCGATGGGGTTCTTGATATTCTGTTACTACACAAAGGGGTAATATGCGCACAATTAAAGCCTTCATACGAGCGTTTCGCTACGCCGTGGTCATGCGTCTGGCGGAAGCGGCGCACCGCCGATTCACTGCCGCACGATACGCATGGGTTGTCGGCGTGAGCGTGTACCGCAACGAGATGCGGCCAGATGCGTCGCGCGACCCCGATGACCCGTATTCGATCCTCCCATTCTGACAATCCTCCATTCTCCGGCCATGAAAATCTACTCCGCAATTTCCGCTGTCGCGAAAGCGATGAGCGGCCCCGGCGTCGCCAAGGGCCGCAAGAACGTTCAGCAGGGCTACCAATTCCGAGGCATCGACGACGTGATGAACGCGCTGTCGTCGGCGCTGCCTGAGTCGGGCATGGTGATCCTTCCGCGCGTCATGGAGCGCACCGAGGTCGAGCGGCAGACGAAAAGCGGTGGGGCGCTCTTCTACGTCACTTTGCGCGTCGAATTCGATCTGGTGGCCGTCGAGGACGGATCGCGGCACACGGTCGTCACCTACGGGGAGGCGATGGACAGCGCCGACAAAGCGACAAACAAGGCGATGAGCGCGGCCTACAAGTACCTCGCCCTTTTGACCTTTTGCATTCCGACAGAAGCGACGCCGGACACGGATGCCGATTTCACGACTCACGAAGTTGCGGCGGTGAAGTCGGCCAAAAGCGTGACTGGCTTGAATGAGAAGAGCGGCACGACGATCGATCCTGTTCAAGTTATCCTGAATGACTTGGCTTCTGGTAACGCCGCGATTAGCGCAAAAGCAATGTCGCGTCTCTCAGAAGCTCGTCTCGATGAGATTTGGAAGAGGCTTCCTCCGGAAGCCCAAGAAGCGCTTATGGAAGCGTGGCCGAAATGACTGCGCTTTATTTGTTGGCGGACGAGTACCGAGCCGCTGCTGAGAAACTGTCCGACCTGGACCTTGCTCCCGAGGTCGTCTTCGATACGCTGGAAAGCATTTCTGGCGAGCTGGAGACGAAGGCGCAGCAGGTCGGCTACATGGTCCGAAATGTCGAGTCCACAATCGAGGCGATCAAGGCTTTCACGCAGGCACAGGCGGACCGGGCGAAATCTCTGCAACGCCGCGCCGATGGCTTGCGTTCCTACCTCCAGCGCTGCATGGAGGCGACCGCCATCGAGAAAATCGAGGGTCCCGGAATCGTGCTGAGCTTCCGCAAGTCCTCGTCGGTTGTCATCGACGAGCCCGGCCTGATACCGGCCGAATTCATGCGCATCCCGCCTCAGCCCGAGGCGGCGCCGGACAAGCCCGCCATTGCCAAGGCAATCAAGGCCGGGATCGAGGTTGCGGGCGCGCACATCGAACATCATTTGCTTCTTCAAATCAAGTAGCCATGCACGTCACCGGCATCCTCGTGAACGCACAACAAGCGCACATGCGATTCGAGTCTCTCTGGCGCGAGGCGAAGCCATGGTTGATGGCAGGGCATCAACTCGTCTTCACGATAAAGACGAAGACCCGCAGCCTTGAACAGAATGCTCGCCTATGGGTGCTACTGGACGCGCTGTCGAGGCAAATCATCTGGCACGGACAGAAGCTCACGGCAGAGGAATGGAAAGACGCATGCACCGCCGCCCTCAAGCGTCACCGCGTCATTCCTGGGATAGACGGCGGGTTCGTCGTCCTGGGTCAGCGCACGAGCACCATGACGGTCGCCGAAATGGTGGAATTGCATGACTTTGTGGAGGCTTTTGGAGCCCAACAGGGCGTCGACTTCACTGGATGCAATTCCAGTCTTGCTAACGGCGACCGTCCATCATAGATTCACGGTCAGCATCCGCTGACAACAACCCGGCCTAACGGCCATTTGGAGTTCACATGAAGTCAATCAATCCTCTAATCCAGTACCGTCAGGGTGACGTCCTGCTTCAGCAAGTGACCGCGCTTCCTGCTGGCTGCGCCATCGTCCAGCAAGACTCAGATGGTGCAGTGGTCCTCGCGTACGGCGAGACGACCGGGCACAGGCATGCCATCTATGATCATCTCTACCGAGAGTCCACCCCTGGCGCTGCTGGCGAAATCGCCGATTCCGCCATTGCTCGCGCGAAGTCGAGGGCAATGCTCTGGCAGGCCCCGGATGGCGTGCGCTACCTCCAAGTCGAAGAGACGGCGTCTCTTCGACACGAAGAGCATACCGAGCACTCTCTGCCGCCCGGCATCTACAAGGTCCCCTGCCAAGTGGAGTACACCCCTGCCGCCCTTCAACGCGTGGCCGATTGAGAAACCCATGCGGCATTGCGCCGCATGTTTTAGACCCCAAACAACACGGAGAAACCATGAAGAAATCTATTACTCACATCTCAAAACTAACTTCTGAGCAGTTGGCTAAAATGCCCGCCCACGCTGAAAAGTGGATAGAAATTGGATTACGTACTGGTGATGCTGATCGCCAAAAATTTGAATCTGCCGCCAAACGTTGCTACGAGGCCGCAGGTATTCCTTGGCCGGAATGTGTCGTGTGGGTGCCGTCACCAATTGTCATGGCTATCGCGGCACCTACCGCAGCATACGTGATTACTCTGGCGAGAAATATGCGCGGCGCGGTGGACGGCGAGGTGCGCGATGCGGTGGACGGCGCGGTGAGCGGCGCGGTGCGCAGTGCGGTGCGCGATGCGGTGGTCGGTGCGGTGCGCGAGGCGGTGAGCTTCTCGGCGCGCGATGCGGTGAGCGATACGGTGGACGGCGCGGTGGGAGGCGCGGTGAGCGGCGCGGTGAGCGGCGAGGTGCGCGATGCGGTGGACGGCGCGGTGAGCGGCGCGGTGCGCAGTGCGGTGGGAGATGAGGTGGTCGGTGCGGTGCGCGAGGCGGTGAGCTTCTCGGCGCGCGATGCGGTGAGCGATACGGTGGACGGCGCGGTGG